ACGAAGCTGTTTGTTCCAGCGAATGGAACAGAGCGGTCAAGGCCACTTGGATGATAGATCGGCTTCATGCCAAAGGGTTTAAATGTTGTGGACATTTATATTATTTCCTTTGTGATTTTGAAGTATGTTATTAAAAACGAATATTACTATTCGCCTTAGCAGCCTCTTTTTCCATTTCCAAAACTCCGCCTTCAAGAATTGAGCGTCCGCCTTTACCCTCTTGTGCGGTTGAACGCACTTGAGATGTAATATTACGTTGATGATCGAGAGGATCCTCGAGGTGCATCACACGCATCACTTCTTGATAAACTTCTTCTGGTAACTTAAAAAGGACCATTTCGTTACAACTAACACAGCCTTCAAACTTGCCGGAGCTCATTTTGCCTAGTCCTTCAAAGCCTTTTCCTAATTCGGAGGCTTTAACTGGCTCATAACCCAACGCCATACGTTTGTCGATACTGTCATAACTATTTGTGGTGGATAACCAACACAAATGGAACCCTCGGATAATTCCTTCGGGCAGGTCGGGCAGCGCGCTATTTGCCCATTTGTCTCTGAACGCTTCTACTCGTTCGCGCTTTGATTTTGCGTCTGGATCTTCCGATGCCATACGTTCTTTAACTTCTTCAACTCTGTCGGCTAAGCGATCTTCTAAGTTGCGTTTAATTCTTGGATTTGCCATGATAATTAACCTTTATTTTGACGATCATACGCAGCATAAGCGCGGATCATTTTGTTTCGTTTTTCAATATCGTCCCATGCGCCTGCATCTCTAATTGCCTGAACGCGATCACGCGAGAGTGTGATGGTACCAGGTTTTGATGCGCCTGCATTAGCCGAACGGCTAGATGATGACGGATTTGCTCGTTTCACAGAGCCTCCTTTTGAAGTATATCTGTGGGGTAAACGAGATGATAAACGACTGTCCAACTCTTCCCAATATTCAGGATCTTTTGGATCCCAACCATCGGCTGTGAGTTCTTGGTCAATTACTTTGGCAATTCTACTATCTGTATCTCGAGCTTGTGGATCGTACCAAGAATTACTCTTAAGCCATTTTTCGGCGTTTCTTTGAATCTTGGTATTTACTTCATCAGGCACATTTTGTTGCGGTGCCTTAGCTTGCTCAAGTTGTTGTTTTTTGTAATGCTGAGCTTGTTGCAAACGTTGTTTAGCGTCTGTAAGTTGCTCTAAATACTCTACTTGCGCGGCTGCGTCATTAGCTTGGGCTGCTTGGGTTAACTTCATCTTAGCATATTCAACACGCGTTGCTTCGTCTTCAATAGACTTATCAAGTTGTGCAAATTGGTAAGATGCTGCTGTATTTTCTACAGCTGCCAAACGCCGAGCCAATTCTTCATTGTTACGCTCAAGCATTTTAATCTTGTTTTGAGCTGATAGATCACGCTGTTTCTTTAACTCTTTTTTGAGTTTGCGTTCTTCTCTACGAGCTTCGCGAATCTTTTCGCGTTCTTCTTCTGTTTCACCAAAGTTATCTTCATCATTAGCTTCATCTTCTTCCCGTTCTTCATCAGTACGGTCATCTGGTGCAGCTACTTCGACAACTTCTTCGTAGTCCTCTACTTCATCAGGTACTTCTACCTTGGCTAGGACTGTGCCATCTTCTCGTTCCTTGATAGGAACATCTTTTTCATTTTCTGCCATTTTTGACTTTCTACAAAGTTAATCTACAAACGCTTTCATTTTTTGTGCTGCTTCAAATGATTTAATCTTAGAGATTATTTCGCGAGCTTGCAGTGTAATAAACACTACTGGTGCCCCATCATCGTCAGGCTGCACTACAAAACGGTCGCCACCGTACTTGATAGTACGAACTAAGTCGTTAACATGGCACCAAGGGCCTTCTGGCCAAGGAGTCAGGTCATCTGGGCTTTTATACGCCAAAGGACCAATTGAACGAACTTTTGCTACTGTTTCGTTATAACGCAACGTTTGTTTGGTTTCATCAACTAAAATGATGCCACCTTTACTTGTTGTCTTTTCTCGGCGCAATTGCACCAGTACTCGGTCTCCAAGAATTTCAACACCTGGATCTACATCTGGAAAGCATTCCTGCTCTGAACGCAAATCTGGTTCATCTTTTCTACTAAAATCAATTGCCATCCGGCAATCCTTTCTTAAGTCTTACGACTCTTCTTCGTCTTCCGTCAAAATTTCGTTGATAATTGCAAGAGTTAGTTTTAAACCCTCAATTTTACCTACGTACTGCTTATAATCGTCAAAAGAATTGACGTTAGTACCCGCGGTGACGGTTTCCGCTTGGTTCTGTATCTCGCTGCTTACGCGGCTGATAATTTCAGAAATAAAGTCCTTCATATTTTCACTAATACGCTGGTGCGGATAAATCCGCCCCAAATATTAATAAAAATTGCCGCCGTCGATGTCTTTAAGGTTTTTACCTGGGCCGACTTTGTCAGAATTTGCCATTTTGGCTTGGGCTGCGCCAATTTTCCAATTGTTATCGCGGTGTGATCCAGCTGGACCTTTGTCGATTGTAGTTTCGCCAGGACCGCCAGCGTAGCCAGGGGTGCCAGTCATCTTGTAAGCTTTTTTGTAGCCTACTTCGCCGCCGGGTTGTTTTGTATTTGCCATTTATTGTCCTTGAGTTGGAGGTGTTGGGGGTTGTGCTGCTTGTTGTTGTTCCATTTGAGCCATTTGTTGCTGGTGTTGCTGATCAGACTGTTGTAAACCTTGTAAATGCTGTTGATCGGCCTGTTGCAATTCTTGCGCATGCTGTTGCTGGGCATTTTGCAGCTCAATTTGGTTTTGTACTTGAGCAGCTTGTTGTTCAAACGCTTGTTGTTGGACAGCTAAGCCATGTTGGCGAATGTCTTGTTCAGCTGCCATGGTTGCTTCTAAAGCTGATAGATTTTGTTCATGCTCAAGTTGAGTTTGTTGACGATCCATTTGGGCGCCAGCGTTAATCATAGCAACACGCTCTTTTGCTGCGTTATTGATGTTGGCCATAGCAATGTCTGTAGCATTACGTTGGCTGTCAATATTGCTTTGAGTACCGTATTTAGCTTGCAGCTCTTGAACTTTCTGTTGCAATTGAGCAATTTTGATTTGGTATTCTTGCTGGTCTTTTTGCTGTTCCAATTGCATACGCGCCTGAGCCTCTTCAGCTTTACGCTTGGTTTCAGCCATTTGAGTTTGCATGATAACGTTAGCAGTTGGGTCTTGACCCAGCATTTGTTGCTGTTGTGCTTGCTGAGCTTGTGCCACTTTTTGAGCCAGTGCTTGAATTTGCTGTATGTATGGTCCCAATTCTTGTTGGGCGTCTTGATTAACCATTTGAGAAGCTAAAGCAAGTGCTTGTTGTGCTTGTTTGTCTAATGGCTTTTCTTGATGCAAATCAAGTGTGTCTTTACCACCAGCTGCTTGGGCCACCATACCGCGCATTGATTGCAAATAGTGCAACGTTAAGTGCTGTTTGATGTGCTGTAATGCTTGTGGTGCAAAAGTAGGTCCAATGACTGGGTTGCCACCGTAAGCTGGGTTGTTTGCATATTCCAAATGAATCTTAATATGCGCAATGTGGTCTTGATCTGGGTAAGCCGCTGCGGGTTTGCCCATGGTCATGCCCACGTTTTCCAACGCTGGGTTAGATTCATTGGCACCTAACGGGTTAGGCAAAATTTCTTCTGCATCAGGCACTTTTAATTGCTTTAAAATGCGGCGATACACAGCGCGCATGTCAAACATACCAGGGTTAGCTGCGTTAGCTGCGGTTCCCATCTGAAGCAGCGCTTGGTTTTGAGCTAAACGTTGTGTTTCAGAGAAAATGTTAGGGTCAGATACTGGACGGATGTCATTGTTGTACGAGAAATCACGCACTTCAATTTCGGAACCAGACTGATTGTCCATCTCTTGGAGATACCAATGATTGAGACGGGAGATAATTTTAAGCGACTTAGCTTGGCTACGATGCAAGCGAGCATGAATGCTAGAAAATACTTTAGCGCCTTGCTCAATCAGTGCTTGCGTTGTGCCCACAGGCATATTGCTGTTGGCATCGGCAATCTTTTCTTCGGATGTTGTAACAACACCTTTAGCTGCAGCAGTTAACCAACCTAACAAATCAAACAGCACAGATGACGGTGGGTTAAACGGCATTGGCATGGCAATTTGACGGATGTCCGTCACGCCAGGGCCGGATTCTACTTCAATTACTTGGGTTGGCTCAATTCGGTCAGACTGTCCACTAACTCGTCCAGTTTTGAGCTTAAGCATTGTCTGACTGTTGTTGATATGAGCAGCATCCAACAAAGCACGTAGAGCCCCAGTAAGAGCAGCAGAGAGGCCACCAATAAGATGGGGGAGGCCAATAGCATAAGCACCGCGCCAAGGAATGAATTTGAACTCAACATACCAATCCAATTTTTCGAGCTTCTCATCGCCAGATTCCCAGTTGCGGTAAAGAGCTAGTACTTTACCACTAGACTCATCAATAATTAAAATATATGGTGCGCGTTCTCCGTCTGTAAGAGGATCCTCTTCCAAACGCATAAAGCAGGTAATTTCATAAACACGACGCAATCCGTCAATGTTTTTAGATGGCTCTGACTTACCTTCAACTTTGTTGTTAGCTTGTTCCGCTTTAGTTTGATCTGTTAACGGCGCATCAGAAGTGTACTGCGCGCTTTCTAAGTCACGATAATATCCAGCGTCAATTCGCTGTTGGTACGTGTCTTCTGTAATGTCTTGTTGTTCTGCTACTCGCTGTGAAGTATAGAAGTTAGTTGATGAGTATGGGAGAATGATGTTATCAATCGGCACCCATTCGCACATCGGACGTTTTTGCTCTTCGTCAAAACGCCATTTAAGGAACTGTGAACCACCAAGAGGCAACTGAGTAAACAGTTGTTCCATCTCATCACGGTACTCAGGAATTTGTTCAGTAAGTTGCCAGTTAAGGAAGTTAACTTTACGATCCGCTACTTCTACTTTACCGCGGTTGTCGTCGCCTTTAATGTTGGACTTAACAATACCATCGGATGGTAGCAACTCTTTAGACGCAGACGCTGCAAAATCAACACAAGCCTCTGCCATAACAGGGTGGACGACTTTTGAGGCTCCATCAAAGGTTGCGCCTCCAGGTGCGTCCTTACCTAAACCGGTACGGCGAATGCCTTCTTCATACTGCTTGTCACGCAAACTGCGAGCTTCTTTGTCAACGTCGATATAATCTAAATATTCGACCGCTAACATCTGCAAAACGCCTTCATCAAGCTCTTCTGCTAAGTTAGCATAGAACTCAGGGTTTTTTAGTGGGCTTTCTTTTTCTTTGTAGTTGATAACAACAGAGCCATCATCAAGCTCAATAACTTCTTCCTCAACATCTTCTGGATCTAAACCAAGCGCCTCTTCAAACGCATCCATTTCGGCGTCTTGTTGAGAAGCAAGTTCAATATCTTCCTCTCGATCGGTAAGACCGGGTAGATTTGCTCCCATTTGCATTGGAATTTGTGGATTTGCCATAGATATAATATTTTGAATTGCTGCCACATGGCAACAACGAGAATTAGGGACGTCCTTATTTTAACTAATACGCTATTTTGGTCGTTTCCGCCCTATTGGGCATATGGATTAGCAAAACGCTTACGTGAATCATCGTCAGCATAGTCATAATCGCGGGCTGGCAGGGGATCTAACTGAATCCAGCCAGAATCTCGCAAGATACGCATAGCTTGGGAAAATGAGTCCACATAGTCATCATGGCCGCCCGCTTCAGGAAACGAACACAGCTGTCGTAAAAACCGTTTTGCCCAAATAGCAAAATCACCTTTTATATCTGCGTCTTCGGGAATGTACACTTTTCCTTTGGCAACTAGGGGCGCCACAATGTTTAAACGTTGCACCTTGTCCGCTCTGCCAGGGTTGTACCCTTGAACTGGTACGCCAGACTGTTGAAGCTCTTGGATTAGCGAAATACCGGCAGATTTGTCTTCCATCAGAATTAAATCTGCTTTTCGCCCCTTGCCAAAGTCATTATCTGCGCCGTAAACCACTTCTTTAAAGTCGTTAATTACTTTTCTGCGCAATTCTGGGTAGGACAAGTGCTCATCCCAAGAATCTAACAGGATTGCTGCCATTCCAGCGTCCGTTTGCTCAAACACACCCCACACTTCACAAGCTGTTGGGTCGTTGGTAGTTTTTTCGCTGGTAGCTGGGTCATATGAGGCAATCACGTACTCCAGGGTTGGCGTTGGTTTATTGGCAGGCCACATTCTGAACTGGCTGCGTTTGATAATACCAGCGGATTCTGGGTCAAGGATCTCACCGTAAATCTCTTGACGGCCCATGTCGGTGCCATCATACGTCTCAAGCTGTTTAAAGAACGTTTCAGATAAGTTGGCTCGGTTGTCATACGAGCTGGCGTTACTGACATACACGTCACCGCCCACTTTACCTTCGTTTAAATCGACAATTAACTCCTTGGGTTTAGGAGTTGTGGTGATTATTTGCTGAACTCTTGGTATTCTAGGATCTTTGAGACGTAGTGTGAATTGCACTCCATCGTAGGCTTCGTCAAGGTAATCGAAGGCGCAGAGTTCGTCAAACCAAGCTCCGTGATATTGCTTACCACGATAGCGTTCT